ATGAAGCCGGTGATGATGTCAGAAAGGAAATACAAAAAGAAACCAAAGAGTTTGAAGAACGACTACGTGATAAAGCTGAAGAAATCATTGACTGATCTTTTTAGAAGTAGAAGGGTCAGAAGAAAAGGTGTTGAGGTGCTTAAGCAACTCGATCAAAGCCTATACGACCAAGTGTTATTGGAACTCGACCAGAGAATTTCAGAGAAAGAAAACCAGCGCAATGATAAGGAATTGGAATTTTGGGAAGAGTTGAACAAATATGGGGAATTAAATAAGCTTCACGGCAAAATCAAAGAAGGTGGCCTACCCAATGATCTGGAATGTTTACTTATGGAAATAATAAGGGTCTAATCCCTCGTAATCTTATTTGACAAAACAATTTCCTTCAAAATATCGGCCTTTTCAGAATTCAACTTCTTTGCTGAATCAATCAATCTACTGATAAATTTATCTTCCCCTTCAACCCTTATTTCATGTAGAAATCTTGATCCCAGAACATCCTTTTCCATCTTATCCCTGTTTTTGAACAAAAACCCTATCAATCTACCAACATCTTCCGGTCTTTCAAATAGACTATCATCCAAAATAATTGTTGGGGCATCGTATTCTTGTGTGACATCCTTCACATTCGATTTAATATGATCCATGGATAATCCATGAAAGGCACGTTTGTAAGCGCTTTGTTTTGACATCGGAATTTTACTTCCGTTTTCATGCTTATTTACGGTCTCCCTCGTTTGTCCAGTAAGGCTTGCCAGTTGTTCCTGTGACCAACCTTTAGCAAGTCGTTTTTCTCTTATCTCTTTTCCGGTCAAATCCAAAATGTTGATAACATGTTAATAACTTCACATGATATAATTCACATCATGTGAAATATATCACATAATATTGTATTAAACATTTAGTTAGCGCAATATAAGGCAAAAGCCTGAATCATTTGAACTATTGCGTTGATTTTCCTTTAAAACGCAAGAAACACCTATGAAAACATCAACCGGATTGACAATCATCCACAAACACTTACCAACTGGCAATGTTAAGGTGGATGTTTATTCAGAAGCTGAACTGGAACAGGTCCAGTTTGAAAACAAAGTTGACACTGTGGTAAATCAAACCTTGGGCCATGTGTAAGTTCAAGGAACAGCATTATGGTAAGCCACTGCCCCGTAAAATGGTGGCGTTCCTTACCGATTACATCCACAAGCAGGATGTAAGGGAAATAGCCGAACAATACAGCGTTTCGGTAAGCACAGTGGATTTGGTGAGATATGGACATAACAATTTGGCCAAATCCAATGAAAAGGCAATCGTGGCCTTGATGCAGCGTGCAGTGGAAAACTGTGGCCAACGCATCACCCAAGGAAAGACCGATATCAAAACCTTTGAAAAGCTGATGCAAGATGAAATGGTCATTCAGTAATCTGGTAACGGCTGTATTCCCCACCCAAAGCCGTGAAAGCGAAATAGAAAATACGGTTCACAATTGCGTGAACACCATAATAAACAATGCCAACGAGTATTCCCCTACGGAACAGATGCGAATAGCAAAAGAAGTTGCTGCCAAAGTTCACAATGTACTTGAGAATGAACATCTGGACCTAATGAATGAAATAAGGGAATATGAAAGGGTACTTGGAATTGATGATTAGAGTTTGGTTGGTTGAAGGATGGGGGCGGGTCTAGGCTTGCCCCTATTAACCCAAAGAATATGGATTCAGTAATAGTGGACAAAAAGGTATTTAACAAGATGATGGCCAGCCAAAGGCAGGATGTCAGGAAAGCAATCCTTTCCAAGTCTGAGGCCATTGAAATACTTGGGTTGTCCGAAAAGGAATTCTATAGGGAAAAGAACAGCCCGGAAAGCAAGATCATCCCGTCCAAAAAACAGGGAAAGTTCATTTTCAGCAGTGTGATATTGGAGTTTGAACGCATCCATGGGGTGCCCTATAAGGATGCGGTGGTATGAAAAGCAAAAGGTTCTTCAAAGATCAGGGTTGCCAAGTGCCGATTGACAAAGATAACAACGAAACCTTCACCGATCTATTGGAAGCCTATGGTTACGCACGATCAAAGCGAAGCTATCACTACCAAATATTTGATGTGAACGGGAAACATGCCGGCTATGCCGTACCAAGATAAATGAAATGGCAGTGAAGAACCCAAGCGAACATATCAGACAGATCAATGATCATTTGTTCTATCTCGATAAGGTCAATACCAACCGCCCTGTATTGTTGGAAGATATAAAGAATTATTGGCGTGGTAGGCTTCGACATTATAAAGAAGAACAGCAAAAACTGGATGCTAAAGTAGATAAAGATGGAAGAGTTTTTAAAGGCGATTGAGGGCCATTACAAAACAGCATTTTGGGTTTACCTGTGCATTTATCTGTTGGTGTTCACGATAGTAGATGGATTTAAAAAAAAGTAACCGTTATGTGGACCGATCAAATTTCAGTGGAAGAATTAATGAACGATGTGGAACCGTCATTGAAAACAAAGTTTTTGGCATTTCACCGGAAGTATCCAGAGGTGTACAGGATGTTCAAAAAAATTACCCTGGAAGCAATCAAAAAAGGTTTTAAAAATTATGGTGCCAAAGGCATCTGTGAAAGAATCAGATGGGAAACCAAAGGTGATGTAAAGGAAGATGGATATAAGATCAACAACAATTACACTGCCTTCTATGCCCGTCTATTTGAAAACGAACACCCCCAACACAAAGGGTTTTTTAGAAAGCGAAAAGTAAAGCAAGAATTAATATAAACTATTGAATATGAATGTTGAAATAATTGGCGCATGCCATCAAAAAGGTGAAATCCAAACCTATGGTGAAAACGGATTTCAGAAAGCTGAGGTTATCATAGCCACGGTTGAACAACACCCCAACTACTACGGTATTGAATTGTTGCAGCACAACACTGATTTACTGGATGATTTTGAAGAAGGTAAGAACTACAAAGTTACCTGTGCCCTACGTGGAAGGCTTGTTGATACCCAAAACAACGGTACGCGCCCCTTCCTTTCATTAGTTGCGTTCAAAGTTGAACCTGTAAATCATTAGTGGTATGTCAATCAATAAGCTACAAGGCCATTTGGATGCAGCAATTAGGCAAACAAAAATTTTGAAGGAAAACCACCCCAACATTGATACTGGTTTAATAATGACCAATCTCAATGCTGCAATCAGCTGCTCTGATACAGTGTTATCTGAGATAGTTGGGTTGGAAGGTTCCAACGAAGATTTAAGGGAATTGTTGGATGAAGCTGAGGCCAACCAATATTCCCAACACTTGGATAAGGTACATCAGAATATAAGGGTGGAATCCCTGTTTGAAAACTTTGACCAAATAGGTATTGAAAACCTAGAAAAGTTCATTGAAACCCACTTAAACCCTGTACAGGCATGAAAATAAAAATTGACACCAAGCAATTCTTAAATGCCATGGGCAGGATAGCACCATGTATAAAGAACAACCCCTCAACACCAATACTGGCATGTGCCATGTTTGAAACAAATGATGGGTTACTGACCATTACCGGTACCGATTATGAAAAGACTGCCCAGACCAGTCTAAAGGTTGAATCTGATACTGATGGCACTTTCTGTGTTGATCATAAGATGTTCACGGCCATTGTAAAGAACGCGGTGGCACCGAACATCGAAGTTGAGGTTAATGATAAGATTGCAATCATAAACCTTTCCCATAGCACCTATGAACTTCCACTGGATGATGTTAACGCATTTCCAACGGTTGATTTTGAATCCGGGGCTAAAGATTTAGGGCTCGATAAGCACCAATTTTTTGAAGCTATCATCGAGGCCAAAAAATTCACCAACAATGATGATTTAAGGATGTTCTTCAATGTCCACATTTTTGGCAAAAATGGCCATTTAAAAATTGTTGCTTCAGATAATCACAGTGTATATGAAAACATCCTTGGTGAAACGGATGAAGAATTCAGTTTGTTGTTGCCAAATAGATGTGTGGGATACTTTGAAACGGTTGAATTTGACAGTGCCACGGCTTCAATTGGATACACTGAAAAATCACTGATTGTAAAAGATGATTTGACAACAGTTTCAATGTTGTTGACCGATGGCCAGTTTCCGGATACGGACAGGGTTATGCCAAACTATGAATTCACGACCAAGTTTTCTTGTGATAGGGAGGCTTTGTTGGGTGCACTCAATAGGCTTTCAGTCGTATATGCCAGCCTGAAGGAAAAGGGTGTCCGTTTTGATGTATCCAATGATATTACCCTAGTATCCGCCAATGACCCCGCATTTAATACCCAAGGCAAGGAATACGTGGAAGGTACATTGGATGGGAGTGGTTTACCCATAGGGTTCAATGCCCATTTCCTTTTGAAAGCCCTCAACTGCATTGACTTGGATGAGGTTGTGTTGAACATGACCGAATCTAACAGGGCTTTGATTCTTAAGGATGGTGATGGAAAAAGAATAATGGTGTTGCCTTTGTTGCTTCATAAAGATTAAAAAATTCAATCATGGAAAAATTTATTTATAAAACCATTAATGGTGAATCCGTTCAAATAGAGGGGATTAATGATCATAAAATAAGGGAAATTAAAATCCCTCGCGAAATACAGGGGTTGCCCGTGACCCACATCGGTTCTGGGGCGTTTCGCTACAACCAATTGACCAAGGTAGAAATACCCAACAGCGTGACCCACATCGGTTCTGGGGCGTTTCGCTACAACCAATTGACCAAGGTAGAAATACCCAACAGCGTGACCCACATCGGTTCTGGGGCGTTTGAAAGCAACCAATTGACCAAGGTAGAAATACCCAACAGCGTGACCCACATCGGTGATTGGGCGTTTGAAAGCAACCAATTGACCAAGGTAGAAATACCCAACAGCGTGACCCACATCGGTTCTGGGGCGTTTGAAAGCAACCAATTGACCAAGGTAGAAATACCCAACAGCGTGACCCACATCGGTTCTGGGGCGTTTCGCTACAACCAATTGACCAAGGTAGAAATACCCAACAGCGTGACCCACATCGGTTCTGGGGCGTTTGAAAGCAACCAATTGACCAAGGTAGAAATACCCAACAGCGTGACCCACATCGGTGATTGGGCGTTTCGCTACAACCAATTGACCAAGGTAGAAATACCCAACAGCGTGACCCACATCGGTTCTGGGGCGTTTGAAAGCAACCAATTGACCAAGGTAGAAATACCCAACAGCGTGACCCACATCGGTGATTGGGCGTTTCGCTACAACCAATTGACCAAGGTAGAAATACCCAACAGCGTGACCCACATCGGTTCTGGGGCGTTTCGCTACAACCAATTGACCAAGGTAGAAATACCCAACAGCGTGACCCACATCGGTGATTGGGCGTTTCTGGATGGGGTCAGGATTACCCAGGGCAATAAGACCATTCACATGGTTGATGGTGTTGCCACCATAATGAGAAGTAAGAAAAAGGTATCAGATACCAACATTTTTGAGGGTAAGTTCTTCAACACCAATAGAAAATGTTATGTGGCCAACAAGGATAAATTTTGGGCACATGCTGATACCATCCGTCAAGCTGTAGAGGATGTCAATTTCAAATTTCTACAGGAAACATTCAATGTTGAAGATATGGTTGACCAAATCAAGTCAACCCAAACCATAACAGTCAATCAATTTAGGTTATTGACCGGTGCATGTAGTGGTGGCTGTTCCAATTTCATGGCCCAGCGAAACCTTACCAAAACAGAATATCCCTTAAAAGAGGCTTTAGGATTGTTGAGGGGTCAATTTGGTTGGGAAAAGATAAAGATGCATTTCGCATGAACCACTACTTCACATCAGATGGTGAACGGGTAAGCCAATCCACAATAGATAGCCGTACCCGTGAAGCAAAGGCCAAGGTTCTTCAAAACCAAAGGGATGAATACGGTTACAACTTTTGTGAAGAATGTGGTGCCAATGCCAATTCAGGTCCATTGGACTGTAGCCATGATGTAAGTGTTAAGAAAGCTAAAGAAACGGGCAGAACGGAACTGTGTTGGGATACTAAGATAATAGTTATACGGTGCCGGAACCGCCATAAGAAAAAGGATGGATTAGACCTTCAATTTTCAAACAATTGACCATGAAGAAACCAGCTGTACAGAATTTAGGAAAAATACCATTGAAATGGCAGGGTGAGGTTGTAAAGGTTCAAGCTGTTTGTATCAAGGTAACTGAAGAAAAGGAACGTCCATTGTATTGGTCAAACTTTGAAGTTGATCAGCAGCGCAGTATAAATCTAGGGCATGATTACGCCATAATTGAAGCATTAAAGATTTGGTACAGGGATTCAGACTCATTTTACATATCAAACCACTTTGGTATTGGTATACGAAAGTTAAGAAAGGGTGGATGGCCAAACCACACACATTTTTCCTTTCCGGATAACTGTGAAGAAGTTGATATCTGCAGGAACGGTAAATGGTTTTCAACAACCAGCTTTTGCTTAAAGGATTATCAAGCCCATGAAGCCGCAAGAAGGGAGTGGCAAAAGAAAAACTTCCCCGTGGAATTTGAAAGGCATGAACAATTACGTGCCCAGATTAAATCATTCAAAAGGTAGATATGAAAAAAACATTTTACATACTGTTGATACTTCCCACCATTATCAGTGCCCAGCTTCATTTGAATGCTGGTGTAGTTGACATACAGGATAGATTGGATGGCAACACCTTATCATGGGATGTTGGCCATACGGAGTTCATTGGTAAGATAGGGGTTGGTGCAAACTTCAGGAGCACCATGGTAAAGAACGATTCCTACTTCACCACAGAGTTGAACATCAAATACCGGATAGAAGAAAGGAATTACAGATTGGATGTTGGTCCGGGGATTGGATACAACATTGAACACCAAGCAATATATCCGCTCATAACCATCAGGAACAGCTTCAAGGTTGGTGAAGATACCTGGATAAACGTGGACTTTGACAATGCTTACAGGGGAGGATTTGAAACCTATTTAATGGTTGGTTTCGGGTTGGATATCAATTGGCTTAGATGCCTATGTAAACCATAAAAACAATCAATGGCACTAAGGTGGAAGGGTGTATTTCTAATTGCCGTTTCTATAACATCAGATAACACGCCTTTCTTCTTCAGCAAGACCCTAAAAGCGTGTGAAGCCTAGTGCCATTTTAAAACTAATTATATGATCAATGAAATACCAAAAGAAATCAGGGCATTAAGTTGGAAACAACCCTATGCTTCATTGATGTTGTATGGCAAAATAGAAACAAGAACCTGGAATACCCGATATAGGGGGAAAGTTCTGATCTGTGCCAGCAAACAACCTTATTCAATAAAAGATACCCGTCTTATCTCAGGCCACATGGTTACTGAAAACATGATAAAGCATAATGTAGATGCAAATCTTTATGGTAAAGCCATTGCAATAGGTGATTTGGTAGCTGTAAGACCAATGCAACCTAAAGATGAAGAAAAATGCATGGTAAAGTATAATCCATATCTGTGGTGCCATGTTTATGAAAACGTACAACCAATCATACCATTTGATTGGAAAGGAACCCAAGGCTGGAAAACCTTATCTGAAGAAGAAATATCAAAAATTCAAATCCTGAATTCAAACTAGCCAATGTCCAACTACGTAGACTTCTTAGAAAGCAAGATAATAGCTGCCCAGGACTTTGGGTTTCCCTTAAGACAAAAGCAGCTGTCCAAGGCACTGTTCGACCACCAGAAGGCCATAGTGCCATGGATGGTTGAAGGTGGCCGGCGTGCCTGTTTTGCTTCCTTTGGTCTGGGCAAAACCTTCATGCAGCTTGAGATTGCCAAACAGATAATCAAACATACCAACAAACCGTTCCTTATTGGTATGCCATTGGGAGTGGTTGGCGAATTCAAAAGGGACAATTTAAAGCTAAACACCGGTTATGAAGTAGAATACATATCCGATACCGAAACCATAAAAAATTACCAACCCAAAATCTACCTAACCAACTACGAAAGAATACGAAAGGGAGATATTGACCCTACAAAGTTTGGTGGGGTATCATTTGATGAGGCATCCATATTAAGAAACCTGCAGACTGAAACCACAAACTATGTGTTGGACTACTTTACCCAAGTGCCCTATAGATTTGTTTTCACTGCGACACCAACACCCAACAACTACATTGAAATTCTGAACTATGCCGTTTTCTTAGGAGTTGTTGACCGTGGACATGCCTTAACAAGGTTCTTCCAACGTGACAGTACCAAAGCAGGTAACCTTACCCTTTACGAAAACAAGAAAGAAGAATTCTGGAAATGGGTAAGCACATGGGCTGTTTTCATCAACAAACCAAGTGATCTGGGCTTTGATGATACAGGATACATCCTACCACCACTGAACGTAATTGAACATGTGGTGAACAACTATACCACTGAACCCATCTATGATAAGGATGGGCGTTTGATAGTTGTAAAGGATATTACCAAAAGCTTGGTTGATTGTTCCCGTGAAAAAAGGGACAGCATTTCAATCCGGGTTCAAAAGGCCATGGAGATAGTGGACAAGGATCCAACCAAGAACTATATCATCTGGCACCATAGGGAAGCTGAAAGGTTGGCATTGGAAAAGGAACTGTCCAAAAGGAAGGATATCACCTTCAAATCGGTGTACGGTTCCCAATCCAACATTGAAAAGGAAAAACAGCTTATAGAGTTCAGTGAGGGAAAGTTCCAGATACTTCTTACCAAACCGGTGATAGCAGGACAAGGATGCAACTTTCAGGAACACTGCCACACATCCATATTCTTGGGAATTGATTACAAGTTCAACGATACCATCCAGGCAATACACAGGATCTACAGATTCGGCCAGCTTTTTCCAGTGGATTCCCATTTCATCTATACCAACAACGAACATGAGGTATGGACCGTATTTATGGAAAAATGGAAACGCCATATTGAACTGCAGGTGGCCATGGTCAATTTGGTACGTGAATTTGGCCTTAACTCAGATAAGATCAAATCAGATATGAAAAGACAGATGTTCAATAACAGGCGTTATGCCGAGGTAGCCGGCTCGAAGGTATACAATGATGATACCGTGTTGGTCCATCAGGAAATGGAATCCAACAGTACGGACATGATACTTACCAGCATTCCATTTGGTGACCATTATGAGTACAGTGACAACTACAACGACTTTGGCCACAATTACGGCAATGATGGCTTTTTCCAACAAATGGACCATCTCACCCCCAACCTGTTAAGGACATTGAAACCTGGGCGCATTGCCGCCATCCACGTAAAGGACAGGATCCAGTACAGCCACCAGAACAATTTAGGCTTCACAACGATAAAGGACTTTTCCGGACAGACGGTTGCACATTTTGAAAGACACGGTTTCCATTTAGTTGGAAAGATTACCGTTACCACGGACGTAGTCAGGGAAAACAACCAAACATATCGGCTCACATGGGGTGAACAGCGCAAGGATGCTACAAAAATGGGTGTTGGCCTTCCTGAGTACATCCTACTGTTCAGAAAGGCACCAACAAACAAATCAAATTCCTATGCTGATGATCCAGTGGTAAAGAAAATAGATGATTACCTGTTGAGCTTATGGCAATTGGATGCACACGCCTACTGGAAATCATCAGGAAACCGATTTCTAAGCTTTGATGAGCTTCAAAAGGCCGATATGAAGTATGTGTTCAATATGTGGAGAAACTACGATAAAAGCCACATATACGATTTTCAGGAGCATTTGAGGGTATGTAACGATCTGGATAAGCTGGGAAGGCTCAGTAAGCTATTTATGACAGTGCCCCCCACATCCGGAAATGATTTGGTGTGGACCGACATCAATCGCATGAAAACCCTGAATGCAAATCAGGCCAACAGAAAAAAGGAGAAGCATATTTGTCCACTTCAGTTGGACATCATTGAAAGGTTAATCAACAGGTTCACCAACAAGGGAGATATGATCAATGATCCCTTTGGGGGATTGTTTTCCACCCCCTACATGGCCATGAAGATGGGCAGAAACGCAATTTCAACTGAACTGAACCCGGATTACTACGATGATGGCCTTTTCTACCTAAAAGGCTTGGAATATGAGCTTAACGCCCCCACGGTGCTTGATTTGATTAACCAAGAAAACGAAGTTGAGGTATGAGCAATATGAAGGTATTTGAATACAAATTCCCATATCTAAGTGGAGCATTCAAAGAATGGGTTTTAGCACCAAACAGGGAAGAATCCGATAAGTTTTATTTGTCATTTACAGATTGTGGTAACCTTGAAGGTGCCATTATCACGGAAATACCCATAGAAAGTTTGTCAGCCTATTTCTTGATAGATCCTAACGAACCTGAACCGGATGAAGATGAAGAAGATTATAATGAAGAAGATTATTCTGGTGGATATAAGAAAATAGAATCCTTCAAGGATTTTGCCGAAAGGGAAACAAAAACACAGCTAATATGCTGTAATGAATTTTAAAACTTAGGTATGAACCAAATACAAGAATTCATCCAATACCTACTACAAAGTGTAAAGTTTTGGGTAATAGTTCAACCGTGGCAAACAGGGTTGATAGTCAGGTTTGGAAAACGCATCAAAAAAGTGGAAAAGGGTGTTTACTTCAAGATACCCTACTTTGATAGTGTATACATCCAAGAGTCAAGGTTAAGGGTGGTCCCGCTATCCATGCAAACACTCACCACAAAGGATTTAAAGACGGTTACCCTTAATGGTGCCGTAGGATACTCCATAGGGTCAATTGAAGAACTGTACAAGTCCCTATTCCATCCGGAAAGCACTATAGCTAACATTGTAATGAGTGAAATATCTGATTTTATCTATGGAAAGGATTTGGTTGATATAACTCCCAAAACAATCCAAAAAAATGTATTTGATAAGCTTAAAACTCATCAATATGGGTTGAGGTTTGAATACTTCAAGATAACCAATTTCGCTGTAGTGAGAACCTTCAGGTTGATACAGGACCAGAGTTGGATTGATGAACAATTAAAAATGAACGAAACAATTAAATAGAAAAAATATGTTAGAAAAAACCTGCAGAGTCACTTATAGTGCATCAAACAAGGAAACAACTGATATGGGGGCTTTTACAGTCACACTAAACGGATCACTTGAAAGTTTAGCACCTCAAATAATTGATACGGCCATGGCTGAAATTAAGTTGAAGAACTACACCAAGTTACAAGTAGCTATTGCACTTCAGCAATAGTAAAACACCTTAATATGATACTAGACCACGAAAAACTACACCGTGACATGCTCATAAAATTGAGAAAGGAAGGAAAGACCCAAATCCAAGGTGCAAAGGAAATGGGATTAGCTTCTTCCATATTCCAAAGGGTATGGAGTTATAAGGATTTGAAGTTGAACACTTACCTGGCCTTGGTAAGCTGGTTAAAAAAGGATGTGAGCTTTTATCTGATAAAACAATAGCAATGGAGAATGATATAGATAAAATATCCGAATACTTAGCTATAGAAATTTCCCAAAGCAACATTTATTCGGTGCAAGACATAAAGTCAAAAATAAAAGCATCATTGGCCTTGCTTTGGACAAAATCAGATCAGAAGGGGTATAGAAAGAAAATTGCTGGTATGCAATCCAGGCTTGAAGGTAGAGCAAAACACAACACCTTAATGAAGGCAATGGGAGAGTTTTGGAAACCCTATGCTTTGAGCAGAATGAGTGATGAAGAAAAAATAGATGCTTTTTATGAAATAGAAAAATTGGAGTTTGAAATAGGCCACATAAGTACAGTTAGATCTAGGGAAGAAATATCTAAAGCATATTATTCAAAGCTCCAAACAGATTTGTAAAACCTTTAAATATATAAACCATGAGAATACTCTGCTACATATTCGGTCATTACTGGAAACGTCATGATCAAAAAAAACACAATAGAAGGAAGTGCATGATTTGTGGACTCAAAGAGTACTCCCATAAGGCGTTCCCGGATAACTGGTTTAAGGTTTACTGATGAAGTGGTATAAATATCATAAGGGAGATTGGCTATTGCTTATTTCCATAGCTATAAGCCTAGGCACCATTATTTGGTTGGTAACTGAATATTACAAACTCAAATCATAATAATGACAAACACCAAAGTAGTTCATTGTAAAAAAGAAGCATTTGATGTGTATATAGGTAGACCAAGTAAATGGGGAAATCCATTTTCTCACAAAGAAGGGACCTTGGCTAAATTCAAAGTTACCTCCCGTGAAAAAGCTGTTGAGCAATATAGGGAATGGATTACCAATGGAAAAGGCAAACATCTGTTGAAAGATTTACATGAGCTAAAAGGGAAGATTCTTGGTTGTTGGTGCCACCCTCAAAAATGCCATGGTGATGTATTGGTAGAATTGGTAAATAATTTGAAATGATAAAAGTAGGAAGTGACTGTAGTGGAATAGGTGCCTTTATACAGGCATTAAAAGCCCTTGGAATAGAGTATACTGAAGAATTCGCATGTGACTTTGATTACTATGCCCGTATAAGCTATTTGGCCAACTATGGCACTGTGGAAGATTTAAAGCTGGCCAGAACCAAACAACACAAAAAATACGCTGATGGCGTCAAGAAAATAGCATTGAGCGAAGAAGAGCCCACAGTTGATGATATCAGGTTTCTGAATGAAGCAAATGAGTTTGCCAAATCCTTCAGTTTCTACTTCCCGTTCAATATGTACCAAAGGGATATACCAAAGGATCCATTGGACATTTATGTCAGCACAGTACCCCGCCAGGCTTTCAGCATTGCCGGAAAGCGAAAAGGTGAGGGTGATAAGCGTGGTATACTGTTCTACAACAGCCATGAGTTCATCCAAAAGAACAAACCAAGGTATTTCCTATTCGAGAACGTTAAAGGACTTCTAAGCCACGATAAAGATTCCAATGACCCCAAGAATCCGATAGGAAGGACTTTCAATAAATGGATACAGCTATTGGGTGGAAAAAGCATAGATGGCAACCAGGTATTGTTTCCACATGATGATGCTGTACCATACCACATCTACATCAAGGTTTTGAACGCAACTGATTTTGGTGTGCCCCAAAACAGGGAAAGGGTTTTTATTGTTGGTATCCGGGATGATGTTAATAATAGATTTGAATGGCCTAGTCCTATTACATTAGAAAAGCAATTAATTGATATTCTTGAAGATGAGGTTGATGAAAAATATTTTTTAACTAAAAAAGCTGTCCAATACTTATTTAAAGGTCAGAAAGAACGTGGTAGAAATAGATTTAACATTAGCGATGGGGAAGGTATAAGTACTGCAATAACCTCAAACTATAGTAAAGGAGTTCATAATCAAGGGGAAACATATATATCTCATCCTGTATGTGTAAGATGGCAAAATAAAGATTCTGGTGTTGTTATTGATTCTAAGGCACCATCACTTAGATCTTCGGGTGGTACGGATATTAGAAAAAAACCATGTGTGTTGGTTAAATCAGCCAATTCAAAAGGATTTGAAGAAGCAACGGAGTATGATTCAATCAATTTTTCACACCCAAATTCAAAAACTAGAAGGGGTAGAGTAGGTAAAAAGGTTGCTCAAACTCTTGATGCTTCATGTAATCAAGGTATTTGTATCCCTGTAAATTCTCCAGATATCAAAAATAAGGATCAAAACGGAAGAAGGTTTAAAACCAATGGTGAGGTTAGTTTTACTTTGACCTCACAGGACCGGCACGGGGTATTGATAAGCAATGATAGTGGCCAATCTTTTAAAATTAGAAGATTTACCCCAAGGGAATGTTTAAGACTGATGGGTTTCCCAGATTATTTTAAGATAGCAGTTAGCGACACTCAAATCTATAGACAATCCGGAAACAGCATTGTAATGGATGTTTTAAGTGCCATAATAAATAATCTAAAACTCATTTGATGGCTTTAAAACTGAAAATACTTCCCCAATACAAACCAAATGAACTTAGGTCATTGGATGTGCTTCAATTCGCTTATGATGAGGTGTTATTTGAAAAGATAATTGAAACAGAAAGATTGCATGGTAAACCGGTCAAACTTCCAGTAGAATCGCATGTGGCTAGTGGGGCATTTGATAATTCAACCTTTGGTCCAACCACTAAAACCCTATATGGTGACATCATCAAAGAGTTACCTGTATGGCGTTTAAAATCAATCTTCCTTGAAGGCAATCTGGAAGATTGGAAATTGAATGAAACATGGAGAAACAAGGCTGTAAGAGCCTTTTTAATGCAAATGGATGATAAAATGAAAGTGTGGCTTTATTGGCACTAGAATTAAAATAACTATTGAAATGAATAAAGATTTTACGTTTCCATTCTATTATAAAGAATGGTTGGTCAGCACCCAAGGAATGCCAGCAGATGTTAGGGGTTGGTATATAAACCTTTTATGTCACCAAGCAGACAAACAGGTGTTACCAAACAACATTGAAGATTTAGCAGATCTAGCTGGGGTAAAAATAAGTGAATACCAAAGGTTTGTTGACGGGTACAACCAATGGTTACACCATAAGTTCAACCCGACAGATAACGGTGGGTTGGAAAATGCAAAAATGAAGTCAGTTCTAAATAGTAGAAAAGAGTATTTGGATAATCAAGCTAAAAAGTCCAAAGTAGCTGTATTTATAAGGGTTAAGCGTAAAGAACACTCATTTGACCCAGATGTTTGGAAGTTACTTAGTTCAAAGCTAATGGATATTGATACCTCTTATTTATCAAAAAAAGAAATATATAAAAAATATGAATCTTGGTTCAACCAATGGTTGAACCAAAGGTTGAACCCTTCAATTGAAAATGATAATGATAATATATATATAACTAATAAAGAAAAAGGGGGTGTGGGGGAAAAAACGACCATTGGATTTGAAGAAGTGGTTGATTTGGATTTAGTGAAGAATGAAATAAAAAACTCCATTACTTGGAAAGAAGGAATTGTCAGGACCGTGAAAAATGAATATAACAAACAATTTTCACTTACCAAGCTGGATGAATTATTGGAAAGGTTTGATGAACTGATTTGGAATGATGGTGAAACCGAAAAAAGCCTTAAGGGATATAAAAAGCATTTCAACAGATGGCTGATTGCTGAATATCAAAAAAATGCAAATGGTAAGTCGGTAAAGGCATCTGAAAAGACCAAAACAAATAAAAAACTTCAGAATCTATGAGTTTCATTCCAAAAACACCACAAGATGCAATCAGGAATTTAACCCAAAAGAAAGCCAATGCTGATGGGTTAAGTGATAATCAAGTCAAAGCGGTTCATGGGGTATATTCCAAATATCCTGAGATGTCGAAAAAACAAGCGATCAGCATTGATTTTTATGGATTATTTGAGAAGCATAGCCGTTTACTTGAACCGAAGTATCAAGTTAACAAGATAATCAAAACATTGGCTTGGTATTTCATGGGCGACCCAAATTTTGATAGATACAACTTGGTTACCAATGAATCCAAGGCGAGTTTAAAAAAAGGGCTTTTTATCTATGGTCCAGTTGGGGTTGGGAAAACTATGTTTTTTGATGTTTTAACCAATATCAACAAAGAGCTTTTTGAGGAATATGAACGCCATGCCTTTGGTTTTACAAAGATTTCCGCTCCCGGATTTGTGAATGAATTTATGCACTCAGCAAAGGGTAGAAACAAAACCGTTGTTGACCTAGAATATTATCAGAGAAACAAGCTCTATATAGACGATTTAGGGGCTGAACATAAGTGTTTCAACCAATTTGAACTGTTTGGTGACATTCTCTTTGAAAGGCATAGGAATAAGGCCATTACCTATGTGACAACAAATCTTCATCCAACCGAAATTGAAGAACGATATGGGGAGCGTATTGGTGATAGGCTTATTGAAATGTTCAATGTCATTAGATGGGATGGAGATAGTCTAAGGCATTAATTTTTATGGGGCAGGGGGGTAATGATTTCCAATTTTTTATAAAACTTTTTTAGATATGGGGAGTATAATCAAGCTACGGATTAAAAGAGCTATAATTTTAGAAGATGCTCGTAGGTTAAAAGAAGGGGAGAAAACCATCAATAACATTAGGCAGCTGGCACTGCTCATGGTTGATAGCTACCCGGATAAGTATGTCTTTGAAAACATCAATGTTTGGTTATGTAAATTGAATACTACGGGCATCAAGAATATCAAGCAAACCTATGTAATGAAAGAAACGATTGACGATTTATGTAAAGTACTGAACATCAGCGAAGAAGAATTAATTAACGAAGTTGAATGTGTTGATTGAAATGGGTATAAGGTACTGTAAACCAAATAGATACCCATCGGAATACGTTGCGCACGCCGAAAAAAGCATGCTTGACACACTTTTGATATCTGTAACAGCATGTGTAACACGATAAAGTGTTACAACTCAAAAAAAGCATCGAAACCCCAATAAAAACAAGTGTAACAGGATGTTGTTAACCCCTAAAGATTTTGCTAAAGCCATCGGTAAGAGTTACGGAACCATAAGGCAACACATCAGCCGAAAAAAAATATTTAAGTCTGGGGATTTTATCGACACTGATTATGAACTGAACAAACTTTACATTTTATCACAGACCAATGGACGTGGGTTGAATTTTGATAAAATTGACGATACTGAAATTGATAAACCAAAGAACCCTACCCCAAAAAAAACCACTAAACCCACAGTTGAAAAACCTACACCACCCCCAACAAAGGAAGTTCGCCCAGCTTCAGAACCAAGTCAGGAAGAAGTTATCAGGTGGAACCTGGATCTAAGGAAGAAACAAGCGGATGCAGAAAAATCTGAAAGAGACAATGAGCTAAAGCGTATAGAAATTCAAAGAAAGATGGGCAAACTAATGCCCATTGAATTGGTTGAAAAGATTTTGACCGTCAATATCCAAGCGGTTTTTAGATCGTTTGAAACAGAAGCTGAAAACATTGCATCCACTTATTGTGAAATACTAGGAGGTGACAGAACCCACTTAAGTGAGATGGCCGATCAAATGAGAAAACATTTACAAAAAGCAATAGAAGAAACTAAATCTCAATCAGCTATTGAGGTTAATCAAGCAATTAAAGATTATGCTGAAGTCAGAAACAGGGGAGAGAGAAAATAGTTTGGATAAATATAGTACATGCCCAAAGTGTAATATAAAGGCTTTTAGAAAGATTGCAAACGGCCTTCCCAACACCACTAAAGGGGGTAAAAAACTGGATTTATGGTATTGTGCCCAATGTAGGCACCAAAAAATATTTTGAATTATGTTCCAAGTACACACAACAACCATTCAACAAGCATATCACGGAATACATGAAAAAATATTTGATTTCAGAGTAGAAAAACCACTACCAAGTGATTGGACCGAAGCAAATGTAAAATTAGGATCCGATGTTTCCAGGTATGTTGGTCCCTTCAGCTATGATAGATCACCATATACCCGTGAAATAATTGATAATCTTAGTCCAACAAATCCAGTTGAAACCGTTGCTGTAATGAAATGCGCCCAATCCGGGCTAACACAAGGGGTAATTATACCTGGAATATGTTATATAATTTCTGAAACCCCTGCCCCAATATTATTTATGGCCGGTGATAAGGAACTTGGTAAAAACTCAATCGAAACCCGTTTGGATCCTATTATAGAAAGTGCTGGAATTTCCCATTTAATCAGACCAAACGTTGTTAGAAAAAGAAACCAACGCACAGGTGATACATCAACAGGAAAAGAATTTGCAGGGGGCCAGTTAATCATGCAGGGAACCAAGAACGCGGATAAAATGCGGCAATTTTCCGTTAAATATATTTTTGCTGATGATTGGGAAGCCGCCCCCCGTGACGATAAAAAGGAAGGTTCTACACAAAAATTGGTTGAAGGAAGGGCAACATCATATGGAAACACATCGAAGAAGTTTTATATATCTACCCCAGCTGTAGAACAAACTTCCAACATTGAACCAATTTATAACCAAGGGGATCAAAGAAAATGGCATTGGCAGTGTCCCCATTGTGAAGGCTGGATTGCTGTTGAATGGAGGGTCAAACGAGATGATAAAACCTATGGTGGCATCAAATATGAACTTGATGATTCAGGATCACTTAAGGAGGATAGTGTACACTATGAGTGCCAATTATGCCGTGGTAAAATCGATCAAAAACAAAAATACAGTTTAAACTTAAAAGGTAAGTGGATTCCAACCGCGAAACCAAAAAGACCCCAGATTAGAAGTTACTATTTAAACGCACTCATAATCCCCCCTGGATTTACAAGTTGGGTTGATTTGGTTTATGAATGGATTGATGCCAACCCGCAAAATGGAGTTGTCGATACTGGTAAATTAAAGACATTTAAAAACATCAGGTTAGGCCAAACTTGGAAAGAAACCGGAGAAACTCCAAGGGTAAATGAGTTGATGAAAAACACCTGTCAATATCTTCCCGGAGTGGTCCCGGACCTAACTAGTGAAGCCCAAGGCAATGGCCCAATAATCATGTTGACATTGGCGTGTGACCTTAATGGAATAATGACAGATAGAAAAGAGGATGTTCGGTTGGATTGGGAGTTGGTTGCACATTCTAAATCTGGTGCCACTTATTCCGTTGATCATGGAAGTATTGGAACCTTTAAGCGTGATCGCGATAAAACAGAATTTGAAAGAAATACAGATGGTGACAGGGAAAAGTATACCTATAATCATGGGTATCTTAACAGTGTGTGGCCAATTTTTGAAAAGTTGATTAGAAAAGAATGGCCAACAGAAAGTGGAGAGGGTACAATGTCCGCTTTGGTGACCCTAATTGATACCGGGTACTTTACAAGACTTGCGTTTCAGTTCATAGACAGCATTCACGATAGGGTTATTTTTGGCATCAAAGGGGAAGGTGATATCAAATATAGAAGTGTTTTAAAGGATACCCCTATGGTTAAGTTGTCCAGGGAAGTAAACACGCTTTATTTGCTTGAGGTAAACCAACTTAAAGATGAATTGAGCAGCTACATAAAACTAAAAAAAGGCAATGATGATTATCAACCACCTGGGTTTATGAACTTTCCCCAACCAACGGATGGTAAGTATACCATGACAAGCTTTTTCCAACATTTTGAAGGTGAGCGAAGGGTTGAAGAGATCAGGGACGGAAATGTAGTTGGTTTCAAGTGGGAAAAGAAAAACAATCAAAGTCTTAACCACTTTTGGGATGTTAGGGTATACAACTTAGCCGCTAGATATGTGTGGTTGGATCTTTTTGTAAAATCCGAAAAGAATATTCGTTCCATAACTTGGGCTGAGTATGTTGAATTGGTCAGTTGATATGAAAAAACAATTACTTATTTCTGTTAGTGGGGGTAGATCATCAGCGATGATGGCCAGACACATCCAAACCAGCCCTAAATATTCAGATTTTGAAAAACTATATGTTTTTGCCAATACAGGACAGGAACGCCCCGAAACCATTCAGTTTCTAAGGGATTTGGTTGATCATTGGGGAATTCCTTTGGTTTTAATTGAAGGATTATACTCCAACGAACTTGGAGTTGGTGTAAGCTATAAAATTGTTGACTTTGAAAATTTGGATATGAGTTCAGGTCCATTTACAGGAGCCATAGAGCAATTAAATAAAATCAAATGGACCGGTGTCCCCAATCAAGCAACCCCATATTGTTCATCATATTTAAAAACCCGCCCAATCCACAAATTTGCAACTGATGTGTTTGGAACCCCAAATTATATTAAAGCAATTGGATACAGGTTTGAAGATATGCCAAAAAGGATAACAATTTCAGCATTGGAACAAAAAACCGACTTAATAGCCCCTTTGCTTACTGATTTTGAACAACCAATCCCGTTAAGGGAATTAAATAGGTTTTGGAACAATCAACCGTTTAAGTTAAAAATCAACTCCAACTATGGTAATTGCCAACTGTGCTGGAAAAAAAGTGAAAAAAATTTAATCAAATCCATCCGTTATGGAGTTGATTGTATTGATTGGTACAGGGATATGGAAAGAAAATACGACAATAGATTTTTTAGAAATAATTTAAGTATAGATGATTTGATTTCCATGGCCAGCATAACAAATCAGATAGAGGTTTTTAGTGATGAGGGAGAAAGCTGTTTTTGTGGAATATAGGACCCAACCATTTCAATACTGTTTGGCATCCAACACTAACTTATTTTTATAAGCTGCATCCAGATATAGTTTTGATCAATCGGAAATAAAACCGATTGAGCACTATGAATGTAGCATTGGCACGTGAAGTATATGGGCAACCATGGAACATGGACTTCTTTTCTTATCAAGCCTATGGTTCACTGCTAAAGGATTTTCAAAACGGGGTTTCCCTTGAGATCCCCGAAACTAAGTTCAATAGTCCATTTGTAGTTTCAAAAACCCAAGGAAAAAGATTAATCCAAAGACCTTACCAACTAGACAACAATGAAGATTTTGAAGGTGTTGGCCTGATAAGGCTAGATGGTCCAATCACCAGAAAAGGAGGTATGTCATCTTATGGTATGGTAGACCTTTCAGCCATGATGATGAGAATGGCAAAGGATGACAGAATCAAGTCTTTTATTGTTCATACTGATTCCGGTGGTGGAGCATCTTCAGCTGTTGACATACTAGCAGATACTATTTTAGAAATTGACGCTGATAAACCGGTTTATGGACATATTGAAAAAGGTGGAATGGCCGCATCCGCAGCTTTTGGGATACTTACCGCTTGCCGTTCCATTCACGCCGCTGATAAGATGAACATCGTTGGAAGCTGTGGTACCATGATACAGTTTGATGGTAGATCAGCCAACACAGAGGACCCCGAAGGAGTCAAACATATACGTCTATATGCCACAAAATCCATTAGAAAGAATGAAAGCTTTGAACAAGCATTGAATAATGATGATTATGAAATTATCATCAATGATTTATTGGACCCTGTCAATCAAAAATTTCTCAAACAAATAGTAAAAAACAGACCCGTTTTAAAGGGGACCAAATTTGATGATGGCCATCATGTTTTTGCAAAAGATGGTGTTGGTTCTTTCATAGATGGGTTTATGACTTTTGACCAAATGGTTGACAGTGCATTTAAAAATTCAAATACGACCATGCGGTCAAAATCTAATATTAATCAAAAATCCAAAACAATGACTGTAGAGGAACTAAAGCAAAATCACCCAGCTACATATAATAGCATATTTAATGCTGGTGTTGCCGCTGAAAAAGACCGTACCGGTTCATGGTTGGCCCATTTGGGAACCGATCAAAAAATCGTGGTTGAAGGAATAAAAAGCGGTGAAGAAATTTCTGCAACCAAGCGTGAAGAACTTTTGGTTGCCGCAACTGCAAAACAGGGGTTGAACAACCTTGAACAAGATTCATCCAAAGGGGTGAGCACACCTGAAACAAAACCAACCACCAACGCAGATGAAGCTATTCAAAAGCAGGAGGAAGATGCGTTGGGGAACTCAATCAAAGATCACCTTAAAAAAACAGCGTAGGCCATGGAAGAATTCACCCAAAGAGATCAGACAGCAAGTAAAAGCTTCATGGACATTGAGTTCAAGCACATCTTTTTGTTTGACAACAAATTTGCCGACATCATTTTCAATAATGATACTGGTGATGATTATGAGTTGGTCCCGGGGTTGGTAGTGGTTAGAGATGCTTCCAACCCAACCAAGGCTGTTGTTCCCGATATTTCTGTTGATACATCTGGATTGGTAAACATTATTGGTGTTATCAGTAATACAACCAAGAAAACATTAGCTGACAACGCTGATGATAACAGCCAATATTGCCACGGTGGTACAATCAATACAGATCATTTGATTTTACCAGCCGGTGTGACCTTAGACACTGTTCCCTTGAATGCAGGCAAAACTGTAGGGGATATTCTCAAGGGTCTTGGATTTGAACTTGTAAGCGGAATTAGTAACACAAAATTTGACAACTAATGATACCAATTGTACAGCATAGGAGAATTTTAACCCAAAGTATCATTGAGACATTCAGTGATATGGTCACCCCAAAGGCTGGGTTTGGTGCCTGGTTTCCAACCAAAACCAGTAAAAGTAAATTGGTTGGTATTGAGGTTGAACGGAACAGCAAAAAAATTGCTGCAGATGTGTTGCCGCACAGTGAAGGTAATTACAATACGTTTGATCAGTCAACTGAAAAGCTCTTTGAGCCAGCTGAGTATAAAGAATTCTTTGATTTCAGTAAGACCAGGTATTATGATGTGACGTTTGGTGCCGGAAACATTCCGATTGAAAACCAAACCATGGACATGGCTTCCGAAGCAATGAAGAAACTTACAATTCTTAGAAATAAGATTGAAAGTTCAAAGGAAAGACAACGCGCCCAAGTTCTACAAACAGGTATTGTAACATTTGACAAATGGGCAACGGTTGACTTTAAAAGAAAGGCTGATTCCCTAGAGGCTTTGACCGGAAATAATGTTTGGGGCGGAACCACAGCGGATATCATCAAAGATCTTTCTACAGGTGGGGAGTTTCTAAGACAAGTTGGAAAGTCCGCAACCAATGAAATTGATGTGATTTGTGGTCGTGACGCATTTAGGTTGTTGATTGCTGACACCAAGGTTAAGGCGATGTTGGAAAACAGGAGAATTAACCGTGGTGAATTGAACAGACCTGAATTGAACGATGCCACCGGATTGTCATTCCACGGACAGATTAGTGGAGATGATTTCTTGTTTAACATTTGGACTTATAATGAGTTCTATGAAGATGAGTCTGGAAACTACATCAAGATGTTGGATAATGACAAGGTGGTTATGTTGCCATCAGACTTTAAGGGATGCACATCACACGCAGCCCTTCCACAACCAATGCGAGTGGTCAACAATGGACAATATGAGGAATTTGTTCAATTGGTGGAAGCTGAATACAACACGTATAACTATGTAGATCAACGCAACTTTGCCCACTTGTTTAAGGTGTATTCTAAGCCTTTAGCATTGCCCGTGAGCATTGATAGAATTTACACAATCCAAGTAACAGAATAGTATTCATTTTCAATAGCTGAAAAGACCCCTTGATGTGAGGTTTTTAAAGGGGTCTTTTTTCTCAATCAAAAACAACAGTTGTGTTGACATCAAAAACAAAAACCAAAAAAATGAAAACACTTAGATTATTTACCATTGCGTTGATTGCAATTTGCCTTGTTTCCACAGCAACATTTGCAAGTCAACAACCATTTTCTGAAGAAAAAGAAACAGCTTTTATTCAACCCCAGAACATCTTGGATAGTGAAATTCAAGATGGGGCGTCTATTGATGAAGGCTTTAGTTTCCAAGTAAATCTTCCAGATGATGCAAAACCTGAAAACCCCAAGAATTTAGTGTTGATTAACCGATATGTTACGCAAGATGATATATGGGTCTGTCAAGGTTTAGGGGTCAATACAAAAACTCTATTTTATAGCTTTGGAAATCAAATTTTGGATGAAATTGAAGGTACTACTGCCATCTTCATATATGGTCCCGAGTTTAATTTACAAGAATATTGTTTTGTGACATCGGATAATGGCGCAACACTTCCAAAGTACTATAAACCAGACACACAACAAAAATATATTGAACCGTCTGAATAGGTCAATCTAACACCCTCAAAGCCCCGATTAATGGGGCTATAAAGGGGGTGTTAAAATCGTGGGGTAGAGCAGTAGGTAGCTCGGTGGGCTCATAACCCGCAGGTCATCGGTTCGAGTCCGATCCCCGCAACAAAACACTCAGAGTCATGTATAAAATCAATGTAATTGCCCATATGTTGAAGGGCGACAAAATCGCAAAGGCAGGTGAATTGGTTTCAGAAGAACAATTGGCCGGCAACGTTAAAACCCTTTTGAATGAGGGTTACATTGTTCAAGCTTCAAAGAAAGAGGTTGAGGAATGGAAAAAATCAAAATCCAGTGTAGAAGCTGCCAAGAAGAAGGAAGAAGAGGCTAAAAAAGCTGAAGCCGAAGCTGCCAAGAAGAAGGAAGAAGAGGCTAAAAAAGCTGAAGCCGAAGCTGCCAAGAAGAAGGAAGAAGAGGCTAAAAAAGCTGAAGCCGAAGCTGCCAAGAAGTAATTAACTCACTATGTCCACTGGAAAAATTTTAGCCGCTGCCCGCGCTGATTTCAAACGATTCATTGAAGGTGGTGGATTTTATGAGGACATAGTTTTAAAAACCCCGGATGGGGTAACATCATACGAAGTTAAAGGGTCTGCCAGTAAGCACCACATCAATTTTGACAGTGATGGCAACCCAATAAACAGTAAGAACGCTCATATATGTATTGTTGAATCAAGTTTGGTTGACCTGGGAATCCAAACCAGAAACGCTAGTGGTGAAGTTAATCTTTTTAAATGGAGAGTGGATTATCCGGATAGTACTGGCCAGGTAAAAAATTACATTATTGAACAGACTTTTCCAGATGAAACCGTTGGGGGTATTGTTTGCATTTTAGGTGATTTTCAAAATTAGAACATGGCTATAATAACAGAAACAATTCCTAAACAAGCTTTTGAAGTTGTTGGCGAACAGATTGGTGCCATTTTGACTATTGAACTGGTCAATCAAAAAACACTTCACGGCTTGACTGAAAATATGGATGTTTACCATGAACGTACAACACCATATGATAAGTCAGAAGGTGTAATGGTGAATGTTCTTTTGGATAATGCAACCTATGAAGGCTTCAACCCATCATCATCCAACGGACCCGTAAGGTTCAATGTTGATGTTTATGGCACGGCCAAATCAAATCAGGATGATAAGGGGGATAAGTTGAGTCAAAAACTGGTGCAAAAAATCATCGGTTGGATTAGATATATACTTTCCCATACCAAACACAAAACATTGTTACTTCCCTCTACAACCATAGGGGGAACCTATGTTACAGGGTTTCAAGTGTATGATTTAGAGAATGTACAAGATGCCGCCTATGTACGTATGATGCGATTGAATTTTGAGGTGAAGGTAGTTGAAAACCAAGATTTATGGGAAAGTACACAACTGCTTGGAAATGATACCCAAGTCAAGCTTGAAGAAACTGATAAAGGGTTCAAATACATATTAGAAAACGATTAATACAAAACTTAAAAGGTTATGACAGCAATATCTACTGCCGTTGGTTTGGAAAGAAGATCCAGAACATCCGGATATAAACTTAAGAAGGGGTTTTTTGATAACAATACCCCTAACCTTCCACAGCGAATAGCTGTTTTTGGTGAGGCAAATGATGCCAACCAAAGCGGGTTGGATACTGATGGTTATGAAATAACTTCAGCAAAAGAAGCCGCTGAAAGATATGGTTATGGAAGCCCATTACACCAAATATTCAGAATATTGCGCCCTGTTTCAAGTGATGGTGTTGGGGGTATTCCCACCGTAGCATTTCCACAGGCAGCTGATGCAGGTGCCACAGCAACGGAACAGGAATGGACCGTTACCGGAACCGCTACGGCTAATGCTGTACACACCATTTATATTGCTGGCCGTTCATCTTTGGATTTTCAGGAATATAAGTATACGGTTGCCATAGGTGACACCGCCACCGCGGTGGCGGCTAAAATTGTGGATGCCATCAATTCTGTTTTGGGCAGCCCAGTTATTGCTTCTAATTTGGCCGGTGTTGTGACCTTGACTACTAAATGGAAGGGAACAACAAGCGCATCTCTTAAATCCAAAATCACATTTAACAATGCTGCAGGTGTGTCCTATAGCATGACGGATGAAACCGCAGGTGCGGGTGCTGTTGATATTTCAGGAGCATTGGACCAATTTGGGGAACAATGGCATACTATTGTTATCAACCCTTATGGTGCGGCTACTTTTGATGCCCTGGAAACCTTCAACGGCCTTCCTGATCCAGAAAACCCAACTGGTAGGTATAGTGGTCAAATATTTAAACCTTTTGTTGCTCTTTTTGGCTCAGTGTTGGATGATAAGGATGATATCATTGCAATCACCGATGCAGCCGCTAGAAGGGATCAAGTAACAAATGTTCATTGTCCTGCTCCAAAATCCGATGGTTTTCCATGGGAAGCAGCCGCAAATGCAGCATATCTTTTTGCAAGGACCATGCAGGACAATCCAGAGTTGGACATTAACAACATGGCGTATCCTGATATGCCCGTACCATCCAATGGGCTTATTGGTGATATGGCCGACTATGCAACCCGTGACCTATTGTTAAAGGAAGGTTCTTCAACCGTAATCCTTAAGGATGGCAATTATGTTGTTCAGGATTTTGTTTCAACATACCATGTTGATGGTGAAGATCCATTACAGTACAACTATGCCCGAAACCTCAATTTGGATTGGAATTTAGCCTTTGCTTACAGGTTATTGGAAGAATTGTATGTAAAAGACCATGTTTTGGTCAAGGACAATCAGGTCACCAGTGCCACCAAAGCAATCAAACCAAAGGAATGGAAGGCGATTTTGGAAGAATTCTTTTCTGATTTAGCTGTTAGGGCACTGATCAATGAACCTGAATTTTCAGTATCAAGTTTGATTGTGCAGGTAAGTACCACCAACCCTAATCGCTTTGAAACATTCTTCAGGTACAAAAGGACCGGTGTTGCCCGTATTGAATCAACCGATGTGGAAGCGGGGTTTTAAAATAATTGTTAATCAATAAAAATTCAAGATATGTACACTGGTGGTGATATAGAAGAAGTAGTGTTCAAACACCCAACTTTGGGCACAATAAGATGTGAAACCAAGGGAAACGAAGCTTTCACTTTTGACCCAGGTGGATTGAGGTCAAATGATGATGATGATGCAGTCACCGGAGCCGGTGAAATGATTGATTCCATAAACCGTAAAAGATGGTCTATGGAAGGCCCATTGGTAATAAATTTTACTGATAAGACTTCCCTTGAAAACATTCCAAACCTAGCAGCTTCTCCTGAACTTTCAGTGGTTACTGTTACTATGGTTTTTGGAAAAGTATTTAAGGGTAAGGGTAAACCTGTAGGGGATATCAAGGTTGATACCAATAATTCCCAAATGAGCCTGAAAGTAGCAGGTGGTGGAAAGATGTTGCCTATTGAAAATTAATTAAAATAAAATGAAAAAAGTTGATGAAAAGGTGGCCATAGAAGCGTTCACCAAATTTTTAAAGAAGTTCAAAGCTAAAGAACTTAGACGTGGCGAAATTTCCGAAATGGACATCAAAGAAGATTATATTGATGCCATTGAAGCAATTCAGGATGGATTTTTGACATTCGATGATAAGGACCATCCAACATTGACATTAAGAAAACCACTTACCACCGGTGATGATGAAACTTCTGTAAAAGAGGTGACTTTCAGGAGTAGAATAAGACCTTCAGACAAAGCCAACATTATGAGTGGTCTTGAGGTTCAAAAGGATGTTGGGAAGTTTTCTCTTAGGTACGCTGCGTACATTACCCAAATGAGCATTAAGGAACTTGACTTATTGGATCGTGACGATTATGATACCATCCAGCAGGTCTGTTCGGTTTTTTAGACGGGTGGACATTAAAGGATACGGATGTATTGATAAAGACCGTTGCACGGTACTTTAAATGGCCACCCAAACAAATTGATGAACTATATCTGGACGATTATGATTTTTTTGGTTTGGTGTATTGGTACAATGATGCGAAAGAACAAGCAAAAGAATCTGAAGATTATGCGAACAGATTAAAAAATAAGAGAAAATAAATGCCAGCAACCGTTAAAATACCAGCAGAATTTAAGGCGGTTGACAAAACTAGCCATGTGCTAAGAAAAATGACCGCCGGTGTCCGTAAATATTCAAAAAACGGAATATCGGCGGTTCGTCGTTTGGATGCACGGTTCACCAAATCCCTTAACAGGATGAAGCGTTCTGTAGGTTCATTTGGGGCATATTTAGGTGGAGCTGCATTGGTTGGCGCACTTGGTGGAGCCATAATGATAATGGCCGACTATGAACAAGCCAATGCCAACCTAGCTTCTGTCCTTGATGTCAATATAGAACAGACCGCAGAACTTCAAAAAAGTTCACAGCGTCTGGGTGCAACTACAGCCTTTACAGCAGGCGAGGTTGCAGGACTTCAAACGGAATACGCCAAACTAGGATTTACCGAAAAAGAAATCTTAAAGGTAACAGATTCCACACTGGCCCTTGCAGCTGCAACAAAAACGGAATTGTCACAGGCAGCAATGCAGGTGGGTTCAACTTTGAGGGCATTCAACTATGAAGCTTCAGAAGCTTCTAGGATAGCGGATGTATTTGCAGCAAGTACGTCAAAGTCCGCACTTAACATGGAGTTTTTAAATACGGCCATGTCCATTGTCGCCCCGGTTGCTTCAAAGTTTGGATTTGAGGTTGAAGAAGTGACCGCCCTGTTAGGTAGTTTGGCAGACAGTGGATTTGATGCCAGTAGTGCAGCCACAGCTACCAGAAACATACTATTGAACCTTGCGGACAGTAATGGTAAGTTGGCCAAATCATTGGGCAGACCGGTAAAGGATTTGCCTAGTTTGGTTGCTGGACTGAAAGAATTGGATGCAAGGGGAACCCCATTGGCCAAGATGTTGGAGCTTACAGATAAACGATCCGTTGCGGCTTTTGCCACATTTGTATCTGGAACGGATAAAACACTTAAGCTTAACAGTGCCCTTGGTGAAGCTGGTAGCACTGCACAAAAAATGGCAGAAAAGCAGTTGGATACCTTGACAGGTAAAACAACCATTCTCAAATCTGCTTATGAGGGGTTTATTTTATCATTGGACAATGGAAAGGGACCATATTCTGACACCATCAAGAATGTTGTTATGGTTGCCACTGAAATGCTTTCCATGGCCAGCGGAACAGCAAAGGCCGAAAGCGAACTTACCACCAGTGAAAAAACAATAAGGCAGTACGCTAAGACAGCTATTCAAGTATTGAAAATATTGGGATGGTTGGCCGCTGCGTTTGTGGTATTTAAAGTTGCATTGGCCGCATATACTATTGTACAGGGAATAATGACAGCAGCCACATGGGTTGCCACTGCAGCTTCAACAGCGTTTGCCGTTGCGGTCAATCTGGGGCTATGGCCAATATTGTTGATTATAGCCGCAATAGCCGCATTGATTGCCATATTCTACTATTGGGATGATATTATAGCATGGTTTAGTAAGCAATGGGAAAAATTTACATCATGGATAGGTAAAGTTTGGGACCGTGTTGTTAAGTGGTTCAAAGAATTTGATTTTAAAGAATTCTTTAAAAAAATCGGCCAGAGCATCCTTAAGTTCTTATTGATGCCAATGAAGGCTTTATTGACCCTATTATCCAAAATCCCAGGTAAGATAGGAAAGATGGCTTCCATGGGACTGGAAAAGATAGGTGACCTGACCGGTGAAACGGAAGTGAACCTGAACAATCCAAAAAAACCGTTGGAAAGTCCAGAATTGAAAAGCGCAAAGGTGACCAATGAAACCATTCAACAGAACCGTATAACCATGGATATCAATGACCCTGGCGGCCATGTTGGAAATGTTTCAAATGAGGGACCCACACCAATTCCAGTCAATTTAAGAAAAACGCAAGGTAGAGGACAATGACAACAGATTTCAACTTAGCGGAAAATGGAAGTGGTGGTGACATCACTATATTGGGCAATGACATAGCAATGACAGAAACACTGCTTCAGTCAGCATATTTAGCAATGTTTGGGGGCAATGTGGAATCAAACACATCCGGTAACGAATTGGAAAATGAACAGAGGTTTGATTGGTGGGGAAACGGGTTGTTCCATTCCCAATACCCAAACAAACAATTCAACTCAAATACTGAACGTGCCCTTAACCAAACCCCCGTCACGACATCTGGAAGGATTGAAATCGAAAGGGCTGTTGAAATGGATCTGGCATTTCTAAAATCAGTTGCAGAAATAGATGTTCAAGTGGGCATAGTTTCCCATAACTCACTTTCCATTTTGATAACAATGTTGCCCTATGGAAACAAACAGGAAAAAATACTTCAGCTATTGTATGACAACGCTAAAAATGAAATAATCATCCAAAAGGAAATTTAAAGTGAACAGCATCCCTACAATAAACAATATTTACAGTGCCCTTGAAAAGGATCTAAAATCAAAACTGAACCTTGATGATGATCAATTAAGGAAGGCACTTAGTGCCATGACTTCTGTTTTTTCCGCACAATTAAAACTCCTTTATCTACATAATGAGGATGTTATGAGAAACCTATATCCAGATACTGCAGATACTGCAGAAAATGGGGGGCAGCTAGAAAGGCTGGGGAGAATACGGTTGAACCGAAATCCAAGACCTGCTACAGCTGGTGTTTATACTGTTTCGTTGGTTGGTGAAGAAAATGCTGTTATTAGGGCAAACCTTACATTCAAGGCCAATGAGAACAGCAATGCCCCCAGCTTTTTATTTGTTACTGATAATGAAACCATTTTAACCGGTTCAAACGATATGATTCAAATCAGATCTTTTGAAGGTGGAAACGCCAGCTTATTGAACGTTGGTGATGAGCTTACCATAACAGAACCGGTCATAGGGGTTGAACAGGTGGTTGTGGTTGAAAGTGTGGATGAACAGCCCAAGGAAGCTGAACCTATATCCGACTATAGACAGACGGTTTTAGATGCCTTTCAATTGGAACCACAAGGTGGTGCGAGAACAGATTACAGGCTTTGGGCAGCTGATGTCCAGGGAGTGAGAAGGGTTTACCCTTATGTAAAGAATGGGGATTCCGGCACGGTACAGGTATTTGTAGAGGCAGCCGAAGGTGATAGTACTGACGGGAACGGAACTCCTTCACAGGCTATATTGGATGAGGTTGCTGAGGTAATTGAATTTGACCCAGATGACACCAGACCAACAAATGAGCGTGGAAGAAGGCCAATTCAGGCCATACTTGAGGTGCTTCCAATAGATTTGGTTCCCGTTGATGTGACGGTGACCGGATTGGATACGGACACCACGGCCATTAGGCAATCAATAGAGAGCAATCTGAAGATATATTTATCAACGGTCAGACCGTTTATTTCAGGTGCCGACCTTCCCCAGAACCAAAACGATGTTCTATATGCGGCCCGTTTAAGTGCGGTTGTGACAGATATACTTGATAGTGGAAATTTCTTCACAGACTTTACTTTGGAAGTCAATGGCGTTGCGGGTACTTCATTCAAGTTTACAGGTTCGAATATACCATATCTAAGAAATTTAATTTTTGATTGATGGCTTACGAGGTAACAAATAACAGCACTGTACACGGGTTTTCAACACCACACGGGTTTTCAACGCCCCATAAGTTTCCTACTGATCTGGAAAACAGCAGAACATATCAGTTGCTTCAACTTGTAAAACAACTTTATCCAACCGGTAGGGCCTTTAATCTTCCCGAAGGTGGAAACTTTGAAAAACTTCATGTTGGTATAAACAGATCAATTTCAAGATTGATAGATGACACAAAATCAATTGTTGATAAATCGATACCGGACAACGAAAATTTCACAGAACAAGATGCTGCTTTTTTGGAAGCTAAATTTGGCCTTTTTGTGGCACCACCTATTGACCTTGAAAGTAGAAAAAAAGCCATACTTAGAAAAATGGCATATCCATCCAATATAAAGGCTCGACAGAACCCATTGTTCATAGAGGGGCAGTTAAGGTTGTCCGGATTTGATGTAAGGGTATACGAAAACAAGTTTTTAGAATCCGGGGAATATGTGTACAAGACACCAAATGATATTGTTGCCAATGCCACTGTAAAGACCCAACATGGAAGCACCCAGCATGGTGGTGGTTCCCAACACGGAAGTACGGGCTTTAAGGTTGTGGCCAATAGTGAGGATCCAAACGAATCATTCAATATTGGTGGAAGTGAAAATCTATGGTCCACATTCTTTATTTCCGGTCCAACCCTTGAAACCGTTGGAATAGTTGATGCAGCTAGGGAAAGGGAATTTCGTCAATTGGTATTAAAGTTAAAACCCGCCCATACAGTGGCCTATTTACTCATTAATTTCATTTAAGATGGCAAGAGATAAACAAACATTGACAAATATTGATAAGTCTGATTTGGTAAACTGGCCAAACGGCAGGGTAAAGGATAATACGGGGGCAGACGATGGCACCCCTGTAAATGAACTTGTATATGGTGATTTGCATGAATTCTTTGCCAAATTGATGCGTGATGCCGGTATTTCATATAATGGCCTTCCTGACAATGTTGCAAATGGCTACCAGCTTGTAAATGCCCTCAAAGCCTTTGCAACCAAAAATTCATATATAGCTTCAATCGGAGAATCTGGGGGAAAACTGACCTTGAACACAAAGGTTGGTACATTGAAGGAAAATGAAGCCATTACATGTAAGTCCACGGTGGACATTGGAAGTGAAACGGTTATCAGGGGAACTGACAACACCGAAAAGAACATAACCAAGCAAGGTAATTTTGAATCCGGTGAATACGTGAGGTTGATCAACAAGGCTTCATCAATCGAATTGGTAAGGATTTCAGACCATATCAGTTTGGATTCAATGGTTTCTGCCCTTTTGTTTTTAAAGGCAGCCACCAATCCCCAAGAACTTGCAGGACTATTAAATACCGTTGCCACCACCCCACAAGGAAATATTCTAGCATTTGTGGAATGGGTAAATGGTGCTGCCAGTTCCGCTAGTTTGGCATCTGCAATCAGAAATGGGCTTTATCCAAAGGAACATTTTCAGATAGTTGAAAATATTGGCAATGATAGGGTAAGGAACATTGGTTGGTTCAGTGGGGTTGATATCAACGGGGGAACAACCGTTCAAAACTATCCACGTTCTGGAAATGTTTCCCAAGCAAGAAGAATTTCCCAAAGCAATGGTGATGTATTTGAAATCACCATGGACAACACCATGGACAACTTAAACTATTATGTTAGAATATTCATTGAATCCCAATCAGCTTATTTGGGTACTGACAATGATTTTAGGGGAATTGTTTTCAAACCGATATCCACTACGGTTTTCCATATGTTCTTGGAAGAAACCGCAAGTGCAAATCAAAACTTGAAAATTCACATTGAAGCAATCCAAATCTAATTTTTATGAGAACGATCAAAGGATTACCATCAGCTGTACCAAGAGATTCAGACGAATCAAAATTTCCATTTCACACTATCCAAAACGAAACGGACAGTCAGGCTGGAACACCGGTGGTTAGGGAAATCTACGGTGACTTGATAACCAATCTATATGCTCTGTTATCGGATGTGGGCATTGAACCAAATGAGATTGAAGATAGCGAGATAGCAGGATACCAGTTATTGGAAGCTTTCAAAAAGTTTGCCAACATCCTTAACGATGTTGAACAGGTGTTGACCCTTAATGGTACTGTTTGGTCCGTTAATTTTGATATTGATAATCTTCCTGATAAATACGTTTTTGTAGCAAGGACCACAGCAGAATATAACGCATCTGTTTCCTATACGTTCACCGGAACGGATGATAATTCATATTCCCTTTCCAGCGCAACAGGGTTCAATGCCAGTGATGTGGTATTGGTTGTAATCGATCAATCCGGGGTAAGGGTCATTGGTCTTACCAAGGAATCAACTGAGAGTGATATAAACACCGGATTTGGAACTCCATTGGCATTCAATGATGGTGCTAAAATGTATTATTTGGAAGAAGGGAACGTGTTATCGGACGCCCCATCCATCAACAATATCCAAAACACGATCAGGATTGCGGAGGGCAATGGCACACTGTACGTGTATGATGCTTTTGTGATACAGGGTAAATTGCTTTGTTTCTGTTGGATCAGTGATGTACAGACATATAAATTTTATCAGTTTGATCTTTCCGATCTTGATACGGCCATTGCGGTGAATGTATCAGGGATATCCATACCAACAGGATCCAACAATGAGCCTTATTGCTATACTGATGGAAACTTGGTATATATCACCAACCAAGCGGGCACCACTGCAAATGAAAATGAACTTGCAGGACTTTTATATGACCCGGACGCAGCTACCTTGACCTTAAATATAAGTAGGGTGTTACATGCCAATTTTACAAAGTCCACTAATGCGGTTATCCAAGGAACGGACATAATTACATTCATAGCAGGATCCCTTAGAAAATACGATATGGTCGCGGCCAGTGAAACCAACCTTGGGGATTATAACAGTGTGTTGGGCGTGATATTCAGGTTCAATGGTGAAACCTATTATAGCAACGGCGAATTGGCCAAAAAATGGACCGTGTGATATGGCAGACAGCGAAGAAGTTTTGATAATGGCCAGGAAACTGGCCATCTTGAGGGAAGAAAACACCAACTTAAAAAAGATATTGGAACAATCCAAGGAAGCTGAAAGCAAGGCACGTGAATTGGGCAATGTGGTATATAAGGCTTTCAAGCAGTTAAAATATTTGTGTGGACATAGGAACCCAAAGATTGCAATCCGTTGTCTTTCCATTCTTAACGAATACCACAAAAGAAGGGAAATACTTGGTTTGAAACCGTTGCCCCATTTGTATTATACCCCTAGTGATGAACAGGAAAATGAATTGAAAAAACTAAATCAACAATAAAATTGGGTGCGTTCAATGTAAATATGGATGGAATGATAAAATATTCGGCCAAATTGGAAAGGTTGAACAGGTCCGCATTTCCCGTAGCCGTAAGGCAGACATTGAACGATGCAGCATTTATGACCAAACAGTTGGTGCCGCGTATAGCCGCCCAAAAATTCACAACCCGACAAAAGAACTTCTTCCGGGCTTTTTCCATTGTCCAAAAGGCGCAGGGATTCAATGTAAATGGAATGGTCGCAGTTACGGGTATTGATGCCACAAAGGGAAGCGAGGTTGCGGACGGGTTGGAACAGCAGGAAATAGGTGGGACCATTGTAGGTAGAAAACTTATCCCACATGATATGGGCAGGATATCCGGGAGCTATTCAAAAAAGGTAAAGACAAAGAACCGATTTAGGAACATCAACATAGCAACTGCCAGAAATAGAAAGCCTGGAAGTAAACATGTTTTGATCAAAAAGGGAAGTGGTGGAACTGTTTTTGAGGTCAAAAGGTTAAAGACCAAAACAAAGTTGACACCATTGTATGTTTATCGTAGGACCAAAAAAAGCAGTGTCCAGAAACGCCCGTTCATGGCACCATCCGCAATGTTGGCCAGATCAAAGATGCCGATGTTCTATATGAAGCACGCTGAACGCCAATTTAAAAAAGCATTGATGTGAGTTGGGAAAATAGATTGAACAATATAAAATTCAAGATTACCACCGGTGATGGTAAGACCTTTACCCCGTTATGGGTAAATGGGGAAACATCCGTTGAATTCAGTACAAAAAAATATGAGTTCATCAATGTTCCAGGTTCCATGATAGAAAGGAAGAAAAGGAAGGCCAATCAATATCCTTTGGTTTTCTACTTTCAAGGGGAAGATAACATTGATGTTAGTGAATCATTTATGGAAAGTGCCAATGATTCACGCCCATGGCAGGTAAACCACCCATTCTATGGATTGATCACTGGCCAACCAACGGCCATACAACGTGTGGATGATTCATACAACGTCACCAAGATATCTGTTGATTTTTGGGAAACTATCACTGAAGATTATCCAAATGAAACAGTAAGTCCAAAGGACATTATTTCCGCTAAGTCAGATAGTGTTAACATATTGGCAACATCAAACTATACAGCCGGTGCCAGACCGACCAGTGCGGACATATCACCCATAAAGGACAATTCAAAAAAGACAGCTTCCAAGTTTTCACCCTATATACCAAGTGATCAGTATATACCCTACAACAATGCTTTGTCCACTGCTGTAAAGGCAGTGGATAACATTGTTGTAGATGCTGAAACGGTAATGTCGTCCAATCAAGAACTGCTGTTGATTCCAAGCACTTTTGAAATACCTGTTCCAACCCGGTTAAAGGCACTTCTTCAGGTTTATCAAGAATTGAAATCCGTGATTACAGGAAAGAACGGGAAGTTTTATTTTGAATCACAGGCAGCAACTTTGATAACTTCAATTGCAACTGCAACTGTAAACCCTTTAGCTGATGATTATATTACCAAGGGGCAGGTACAGGAATCATCCAGTTCATTGGTGGAAACATACAATGATTACCTGTTGGAGCTTGACAATGCCCAGGTAGATCAGTATGATGTGGACAATTCATGGTCACCAAATCCTGAACTGCAACAATCCCTTTATGAACTCGTAATGGATACGGTTGGCAACCTGTACAATCTTGCATTTGGTGCCAAACAGGAAAGGATTGTTGAGGTGGAAACCGATACCAATCTGATCATATTGGCACATCGATATATGGGTGGCCTTGATATCGATGATAAGAAATTGGAAACCTTCAGGACCATCAACAACATCCGGAACAATGAACTTTTCCAAATAAAGAAGGGAAGGCAAATCAAATACTTCACATAGGATGAAAATAAAGGTCAATGGTTCTGAGTTTTTGTTTTTCAATGATATAACCATATCGTTGGCCTTGGATTCCATTGCTTCATCTTTTGCTTTTTCCGCAAGGTTCAACCCTAACAACCCAATCCACAAAACCCTATTTAGGCCATTATCATTTCCAAAGGTTGAGATATTCAAGGATGATGGAACACTTATGTTGACAGGTGAAGTGATAAACCAAAACCAAAAGTCACAAGCTGAACCTGAATTGACCACCTTATCCGGATACTCCACAACTGGTATTTTGAACGATGTAAATATTCCATTGTCACTTTACCCACTGGAAAGCATCAATAGAAGCCTAAAGGAAATTGCCGAAAGGTTCATTGCGCCTTTTGATCTTAAGCTGGTAATTGATTCTTCGGTGACCAAAGAAGCCAATCAGGTTTTTAAAAAGACCAGTGCGGATCCTGGGGAAACAATAGAGAATTATTTGGCTGAATTGGCCGCACAAAGAAACATCGTACTTGGGCACGATGAAAAGGGAAGGTTGAAAATGTACCGCCCAAATACCAAGGTGCAGCCCAAATACTTCTTCAATAAGGAAAATGGATATCAGATGTCCTGGGCGGTCAATGGCCAATCCCTTCATAGCAACATTGGAGTGATCAGACAGCCATCAGATGAAAACCCCAACGTTTCATTACAAGATGAGGTCAAAAACCCGTTGGTTGGAAAATACAGGCCAAAGGTTTCCATACTTTCATCTGGCCAGCAAACGGACACCAAAAAAACGGCCAATAATTATATGGCATCCGAATTGTCCGCACTGACCCTTCAAATGGATATGGAAACCCTTTTGAACTTGATTCCAGGGGATATAGTGGAGGTCCAGAATGATGAGGTGTTTTTATATAGCCGTACACGGTTCATGGTTTCTGCTATGGATATAAAACAGACCGAAGAAGGGTACAAGACTTCCCTTGATTTGGTCCTTCCAGAAACCTACACCGGTGAAACCCCAAAAAATATTTTTGCATGATAAGTTTGGCACAGGTAAAGAGTGTTATAGTTGAAAACTATAAAAGGATTATCAAGGTAGTGCAATTTGGACCAAAGACAGCCATGAATGCAGCACCTTTTGGTGATGACTCCCACCCTTTGAAGGATATGGTTGCCATATATGGAAAGACATCTGAACGGGGCGAACCTGTAATTTTGGGTTATTTGAACAAAAATCAAATAGCTTCAGTTGGTGAAAAACGAATTTTTAGTTTGACCCCTGAAGGAGACCTCTCATTTGCTGTTCACTTAAAGAATGACGGCACATGTGAAATAGGTGGTAATTCTGATAACCTAATTAGGTTCCAACCATTGAATACCGCCATACAACAAATGAATACCCACGTTAATCAAGAGCTTACCAAAATAGCATCTGCTATTACAAGTGTTGGTGGTACTTATACCCCAACCCCCCTCAACATAGATATTTCAGCATCCAAGATTGAAAGTATCAAAGCCCCTTAACTTATTTTTATAAGCTGTATCCAGACATAGTTTTGACCATCACTTCAAGGCTATGATATACGAATCCATTTCTGCTTTTGTAGGTTCCAAAACCACCCATGCAGACAGAATTACTGCAATCGATGCCTTGATAGATGCCATGCTGTTGACCCTTGCGGATGCAACCAATGGCATGAACCCCACTGTTGAAGAATATCAGTTGGATGATGGCCAGATGAAAATACGCACCAGATATAGATCTATATCGGATGTGGAAGCTGGCATCAAATCCTTGGAAAAATTGAAACAAATGTATGTGAACAGATACAACGGCCATGTTTCGGTCTTGAGGGATGTTCGCGGGTTAAGTTAATATGGCGTTTAAAGATACATTTATAGGGAAGTTTTTGTTTGGCACTAATAATCCAAACAACGACCACATCAATGATCAACCATCCATTGAGCCCCATGAACACTATGGAGCAGTGCATGAAGTTTATGATGGTAGGATAATGCCGGTCCGTTATGGAAGTTTCCATGGCGAAAAGACCCCCGGGGAATTGGGAGATGTTTATAAACTTACCCCAAGTTATCAATTGTTGAGGTACAGGAGCTATGAAGCTGAACTTACCAATGATGTGGTAAACATCATATCCGGAAAGTTTTTTAAATGGGTGATTGGAAAAGGGTTGAAAACCCAGGCCGAACCAAATGAAAAAGCCCTTAGTACAGAAAATGTCCCAAAAGTCCCCGAAGATTTTAGGGACAATGTTGAATCAAGGTTTGATGTCTATGCCAACTCCAAGATGTGTGACTATAAAAATGAACAGACACTTCATGGTTTGGCAATCGATGCATTCAAAATGGCGTGGCACGGTGATGGGTTGATTGTCCATCGACTTGAAGATAATTACCCAACCATTCAACTTATAGATGGGGAACACGTCCAAAACCCACCTTTGATTGAGTCCAATGGGTACCACAAAGCCGCTAAAGAAAAAGGACACGAAATCAGAAATGGTATCGAGTTTGACAAAAAAGGAAGGCATGTGGCCTATTATGTGAGAACATCCAAACGTGATCATGGTGCCATGTCCAATGAGTTTGAAAGGATTCCCGCATTTGGGGAAAGGACGGGTAGAAGAATGGCCATGCTTTTTGGATTAAAAAAGCACCGGATTGACAATGATAGGTACATTCCAATGACCACTGCAATCTTGGAAAAACTCACAAAGCTGGATAGGTATACAGAGGCCACCGTTGGAACATTGGAAGAGCGGGCCAAGATAGCCTTTAGTATTGAGCACACAAAAGATAGTACAGGGGAAAATCCATTATTGTCCGCACAACGGGCAGCTGCTGGTAAAGGAAAGAATGCTGCTCCAGAAACAGTTGGGTTTGAACTTGGTGAAAAGACTGCCCAGATAGTGTCCGCAACTACCGGAAAGCAAACATTCAACATGCCTGTAGGTGCAAAGTTGAGTGCCCTGTACAGTCAAAACGAAGTTCAGTACGAGCCTTTTTGGAAAGCTGTTTTCAAAACATTGTGTGCTTCATCTGACGTTCCACCTGAAGTCGCCATGCAGGAATACAACAGTAATTATAGTGCTTCCCGTGCTGCAATTGGTGGTTGGGAATACATTGTAAGCTTCTATAGGAAACTGTTCACAGATGTATTCTACGCCCCATTTTATGAACTATGGTTGCACACTGAGATTTTAAAGGGAAATATCAACGCCCCTGGATATATCAAAAACTCCACAAACTTCATGGTAATGGGCGCATATTGTAAGGCTAGGTTCATTGGTGATAAGATGCCACACATAGACCCTGTTAAAGAAGTCAAAGCAGTTGCGGAAATGGTTGACAAAAGGTTTATGAGCAGCGAAGAGGCCACTGAAAAACTTACGGGCGGTGATTTTTACGAAAACCAAAAGAAAATTGAAAAGGAAAACCAACATAAGCCCAAAGAACCGAAGGAAGAAAACACTGAAGAAGAAGGAAGTGAGGGCGAATTAAAAGTAGTCAATGGCAAGGATTAAGAACATATTGATTAACAAGACTTCAGATTGGTCCCAGAACATTAGACCCCGTGTAGGGTCCACTATTAAGCACAATGGATATTATTGGTCCAACGCTACTGGAATTAATTCTGAACCCGGATTGACAAACGATTGGGTGAACTGTGGGATTGTAATTGATGCCCCCACTCAGAATGGTAGCCATGTTGTTAATCTTTTGGTCACGGATGTCAGCGACAACCCACACATGATTGTTTCTGGAACCTATGTTTCAGGTGACCCTAAAAAACTAGAAAGTTATTCACCCAACTCAATGACTAGAGCATTATGAACGCATTGACCGGACTTATCATTTTGGCCATCATCCAGCTATTGGTAATCCTTTATCTGTATTTGGAGCGTCAAAACTCAAAAAATTCCATAACCACTAAAAAATTGATTGTAGGTGGATTTGTCATAAGAATTGTAAACGGAGAACTATCCATAGAACCAAGAAAATGAAAAAATCAGTTTTTTTAATATTTCTCTTATTGACCACAACATTCGTTGCGGGGCAAATTAGGGTCACGCCAGAGGGTTATCCGTTAATGCCCAATAAACCCGCTGAATCAACTTTATCTAACAATGATACCATAATGGTTCAGAAGGCTGATGGTATTGTTAGGGGCATTGCCGTATCTGATTTTAAATTACTGTTACCAGGTGGTGGAAGTGATGGTATTTGGGGCTCAATCACGGGTACACTTTCCGATCAAACAGACCTTCAGATCGAGCTTGATAATAAACTGGAAAGTGGGGATAATGTTTCTGAACTCACAAACGATGTGGGTTACCTGTTGGAAGGAACAAACCTTCAACCAATTACCCAGGATGATTTTGACCTGCTCACCCCAACTGAAAAGAACGAAGAGGATTATTTGATTGTTGATGAAGATTCCCCTGGATCCTTCCAAGAAGATGTTGAGGACATCATAGGAACCAAAGTGGTTGCCGGAATGAATGTCACTGTAGACTATAACGATACCACAGGGGAGACCACAATTAGTTCCGATGGGGGCAGTGCCGCCGATGGATCCGAGACCAAAATAAATGCGGGGACCAATGTATCTGTCACGGGTTCTGGAACCGTGGGAAACCCCTATGTGATTAACTCCACGGACACCAATACCCAATTGTCCAACGAACAGGTACAGGATATAGCTGGGGCAATGTGGTCTGGGAATACAGAATCTGGGGCAACTGTTACATATCAAGATGGGGATGGTACTGCTGATATTACGGTCAGTGCCGGAACCGGAAACATTCAAAACGATGCTGTAACGACTGCCAAAATAGCGGATGCATCAATAACGCTGGCGAAGCTCAACAGTTCTTTTTATGTAAATTCTAGCTTCACGCCTACACTAATAGATGAGGGAGGTGGAGCGACCTATACACTTTCGCAAGCTATTGGTGATTATACTAGGTTTGGTCCTGTAACTGTTGTAAAAATCTTCATTGAAACTTCAGGAACAACAGGAACGCCCACAGGAACCCTGATAATAGGAAACGTTCCATCGATTCCAACCGCGATAGGGACAGTTAGAATGCAAGGCGTCACTATGTTGGGAGGTTATTCCTCAAGTGACATATTAACTCATCATTTAGTAGCAAGAAGCGATACAAGTACAGAAATAGTGCTTTTGTCCGATGTTCATAATCCTGGCATAATGACAGAATTGGAAAACGTAGTCGTAAGCGGGGCTCAAATAGAAATAACAATAGTTTCAACCAATTAAAATGAGAAAGTTACTTTTTATTGCAGTACTATTAGTGGCATTTTTTGGAAATGCCCAGGACAGCATAATGACCAAGATCTCATTGAAGGGAAGGGTGTACAATATCCCAACCGTCATTACAGCTGCGAATAGTTTGGACGACCAACAGATAACAGATTTTTCGATTACATCTAATATTCTGACCCTGACCCTTGAGGATGGTGGCACACAGAACGTGGACCTATCGCAATATCTGGACAATACCGACTCACAGACAGTCACCGATCTTAGCTTATCGGGTAACACACTTTCCATTACATTGAGCGGGGGCAATACCGAAATGTTAGATCTTTCTCCCATTATCCCTGTGGCTGACGGCTCTGAAACGATAGTGACCGCAGGCACCAATGTCACGGTAACGGGAAGTGGAACAAGCGGAAATCCCTATGTTATAAACTCAACCGCCAGTGGAAGCGGAACCCCTGATGATGATTCCGTGACCCCTGCTAAAATAGCCAATGGGGATTTTGGGGATTTCTCTGTTATTTCCAATGTAGCCAGCTTGGATATGGGGGTTGTGTCGACTTTTGAGCTTGGAGATGCCAGCGTTACACAAGGCAAATTGGCAAATTCAGCAGTCAATACGGATAGGGTTGAAGATGGTTCTTTGTGGCCAATTGATTTGAACATTTCCAATACTGGAACAGTTGGACAGGTCTTGTCAAAAAGCGCAGCAAATGAATTTACTTGGGTTGACGACCAAGTAGGGCCGGGTGGCAGTGGTTCAAGCAAGATACTTGACGACACATTTACCACCGATTATACCCCCGTTGTGGCCGATACCTTTAGGTTGAAGTACGGGAAGAATTTGGACAGCCTTGTGGTTTCTACACCTACAGGAAGTTATTCCGATGGCGATGCAATCACATTTGTACAGGATTCAATAGGTGACCTCTATTTTGATTTCAAGGACATTAGAAAGGATGTCTATTATAAGACGAACAACCCGGGAACTATTGCGATGACGCATTATACCGGAACTGGTTGGACGTTCCTTTGCGGGGATTGTTCGGAATATGTACCGTACACACCACCATCAAATCTATATACCTTGGCCAATGCAGCAAATCCCGACAATGAAGTGGATGCCACTACTGGTATAACTGTTGAAGGCACAGATTATTTAGTAACAAGCGAAGCATCCCCTGTTTCTGACGGTAGTTTTTCAATACAATTTGAAAAGAACACGCCAGCCGGGACCGATGCTTCTGCCGAAATCCAGCTTTCAGGGCTTACCGTAGGGGTTGGCCATACCATAACATTTGATGCATATATCTCGACGCCCGGGGATGCCAACAACAGCTATGTGCGCACATCCGGTAGTGTTGCCGCCGATTGGTCATCCACAAACCAAGTGGAGGTGAACCCAGATTCCGACTTTGTGGAATATTCGTTCACATCGACCCCTGCCGTAACCAATCCAAGGATCCAGATAACAACGACCACACTGGCGGTAAATGTTCAGGGCCTTCTTTTGCACATAGACAACATCAGAATCACAGAGACCCCATGAGAAAACTGATCATAACCATATTTCTGTTTCTTCCATTATTGGCCAGTGCCCAATTGACAGGGCTTCTTTCGGCAATATCGTCCCAACAATCTTCACAGAGCGATGGCGGAAGTGGTGGTGATGGCGGAGGTGTTTCCAACGACACCATTACATTGACCTTGTTAAAGGCGTTTCCATCTGCATTTGGAGCTGGAAAGGATTTCAGGATAGACCCATCCACCGCAACGATCTATGAGGTAACAAACCTTAACAACAGCGGCACTGGAAGTTTCAGGGCGGCGTTTGAGGCTACAGGCCCGAGGATAGTCATCATAAAGGTCGAGGGGGTGGTCAACCATACGTCCCCGCTCAACAACCAATCATCAAGTAACGGAAATGTGGCCATTTGGGGGCAAATGGCACCGGGATTGGGCATGACCCAAGTTGGGGAAAGATTTTCTTGGAGAAATTCAGGAAACATTCTTATAAGGCACATCACCTCACAGCACAATGACCCAAGTTGTACCCCCAATGTTGATTGTTTTGATTGCCTCAATTTTTACCTGCAAGAGGCCAACACATCCATTTATGTCGATCACTGTTCGTTCAGGTATGCATCCGATCAAGTCTACACCATAGAAAGCGAAGAGGGCACGGCCAAGAGTACATCGGCCTACCTGATGATAGCGGAGGCCAACCCGGACCATAACACCGGCAGTATCATAGGAGACCAGGGCAACGACACTAACCATGTGGGAAACTTTACGTTTGCCCGTAATATGTTCTACAACATCAGCCACAGGACACCCAACATGAGCGGCCTCACGGGTGGGTTTGAAGTTTACAACAACTGGGTGTCAAACTGGAACGGCAGGCTATCAAGGACTAATGGCAACATTGATGTCGATTGGTTCAAGAACTATGCGCAAGGCGGGAACAAATCCCATTGGACCCCAAACCACGTCAACCAGATGGCCGCTGATTTCGATGACTTCAAGACTTACACGGCAGATAACTATGTGACAGGTTTTGATGAAACCCCGTCCGGGAACCAAACCAATATTTGGGTGAACTTTACGGACAATTCAGAGGGGAATGATGAGGAGCCCATATTGTCATACCACTATGAACCATCACGGATAAACAGTTTTGGCGATCCCGCTGATGGTATTTGGGATTATGGTGAAGTCCCGACCAAGCTCCAATATGCAGTGGGCCACAATAGGGGCATCAACACCGATGGAACGCCATTTTATGGCCACGACGACAAGGACTCCGATTATATAGCCAAGACATTGGCAGGAACCACAGAAAGCGATTACCGTTTACCGGGAGCTTGGGACAATTCGACCTTCCCTGGCACTACGCTATATACTGATTCAGATGGTGACCACATGCCCGATTGGTTCGAGGATCAGTTTGCATTCCTTGACAAGAACAGTAGTGCCGATATGTTGACCACAAGTAACGTCACATGGGATTTTGGCAATATTGGTGCCGCCCATGACTACGTGGTCATCAACAATGCGGGATATACCAATTTGGAAATGTGTGCGGAATTCTATGCCGGGGGATTTGAGACAATGATCGATGGGACCAACAACATGAATATAGGAGACAATTAAAAAATAGATATGGGAAACTGGGTAAACAGCCTTTCTGTAGGGCAAAAAATATTTCTAAGGGCGGTACTGATGTTACTGGGCCTCTTTTTATTGGTGATAGTGTTCTACGCGGGTGGCCGTGAAATGCTGTTGCTATCTGATACAAAAACGGAATGGGGGACACTCCATTGGATATTTTCGGGGTTTGCCCTGTTGTTCATATCCCTGAGCCTTGCGCTTGACAGGATGGTTAACATTTATGATTTGATAATTACGGCGATCAAAGGATTGTTGGGAAAAATTGGAATAAAGTAAGTATGGACAGTTTGTTTCACAAAATAGGAGTTGTGGCCGTAGGTGTTTTTGGTACAATGATAACCTTCGCTATCGACAATTCCGATACGATGTTTGAAATGGCCAGATGGGTGCCGATTACACTATCCTCCGGTTATGTGATATGGAGATGGCGAGAGGATGTAAAAAAAAAGAAAAAGTGATATGGATTTCTGGCAATTATTATGGTCTTATTTGAAGGACACCATTTTGGGTCCATATGTATGGAATTCCCAGAAACTTGATTACCGTAGGGAACTGCAATGGTGGAACCCATTTGCTTGGATTGTAATTCTTATCCTTATGGGAACTTTTTTTAATTGGATATTCTAAATGTACGCGGTTCTCAACAGGCTCAAGGACAATGACCACGCCCAGACATTGGGGCATTTCATATTGTACAATAATATGGACGTGGCCATGCAGTGCAAGTCACTGGAGCTTCCCGACCTGAACAACGAGGTAAGGAAGAGCCGGATACCCGCAGGGGTCTATTGTTGTGAAAGGCGTTACAGCCCTAAATACAAGTGGCACTATTGGGTAAAGGATGTGGATGGGCGAACTTGGATCCTGATCCATATAGGAAATTATAAGGATGACACTACCGGATGCATCCTATTGGGGCAGGACTATGTTGACATTGATCAGGACGGACATTTGGATGTTACGGCCAGTGGGCCGACCATGAATCTGTTAAGGGCTACCGCGCCGGATGAGTTCACTTTGATTATTAACGATATTGATAAAATGGTGTTGTGAAATGGAACATGTATTTTTAAATAGTTTCTTTGAGTTAGGTATAGCTATGGGGTTGTTCTATGGGGTTTGCAGGTTAGTGCTTATAATTATTGAAGCTATAGACGATTTGTTCTTATGAAAAAATACTGGCCATACATAACAGTGGGGATTTTTCTTTTAGTTGTTTTTGCCCAGGAGTGCAACCATTCCAATTACCGTGATGACTTTAAGGATGAACTGGCCAAAAAGGACAGCACCATCAGCATCCAAAAGTATGTGATATCGGAGTTGCAACAAAAAATGAAATCAGATTCCGTACAATATGAAAAAGAAAAAAAACATATCGAAGAGCTTCGTGGCCGTTATCCTGACAATGCTATTTTGGATTCCCTGTTCAAGTCAGGACAAAGTATTGATTGACAGGGACAGCCTTTATAACGTACTTTTAAACCTTGCAGAGCTAAAGGTTGAGGTAAATTACCTTCAAAAAATATCCACCAATCAAAAACTCATCATTCAATCTCAAGGTGTTATTGTTGAACAGACTGAGTTTAAAGTTGATATTCTTACCAAACACATTTCAAAAATTCAATCAAACACATTTTGGGTGAAATTTTGGGCCTTTCTAAAAGGAATTGCGGTAGGTGGGGTAATTGTGCTGTTATTATAAAAAACCCCTCAGTAGCTAATTGAGGGGCCGTGCTCCAAAAATTTAATAAAAACGACAATTCACTGTGCTGAAAATCATTGATTGCAATATAGGTGAATATTAGCCTGGTTGTATTACGGAAAACCACAAGGAATTTGAAAACTATTGTTGTAATAACCAAAGTCTGCTAAATGGCAGATGGTCAATGTAAGGTGCAAATAGTGTGCAAATAATTAATATTTACTTTATAAAATACTGTATATCAGTATAAAGATAGTAGCCTTCTAAGCAGACGGTCGAAGGTTCGAATCCTTCCGCGATCACTTGAAAATCAAGGCTTTAAAGATTTAGTTCTTTAAGGCCTTTTTTATTTGCACTCAATTTGCACTCAAAAATTGATGCTATTTGGTTTTATATGACTTCATTTCAGACAACTTTTTGATTGTTTTTACTCTAAAATCCATGTTTTTCTTCTTCTCCCTGTCCACAAAAAGCACCCTTTGGGTGCTAAGTTCTATGTCTGATGTGCGTTATGTAGCGAGAGTTTATGCAACATTGATCATTAACTAAAAACTACCTTTTAAATTAAATCAATTCTACATTAAACTTGTAATTTTGAAAAACTTTGATGTGCAAACATGTATGAACGGAATAGGATTTATATTAACAGTGAGGAACAAGGAAAAATAAAAGATTTTCCAATTCTTTTCGCTGGTCTTGGAGTAGGCAGTGTCATTGCCGAATGTGCTTTGCGTTTGGGATTTGAAAATCTTACCTTAGTTGATGGAGATATAGTGGAGAGGAACAACCTGAATCGACAAAATTATAAGCAAGGCGATATTTCTTACGCTAAGGCGAAATCCCTTTATAATTGCTTAAATTCTATTAATCCCAACGCTAAAATTCAATTTTCAAATACGTATCTCAATCGGAGCAATATTCCTAGTTGGGTTGATGGCCATCAAGTAGTAATCAATGCACTGGATTTTGATACCGAAGCCCCACTCTATCTGGATGAATACTGCAGGCAAAATCAAATTACGGTTATTCATCCCTATAATTTAGGTTGGGCAGGCGCAGTGGCCGTAGTTGACCATCAATCACTACCCCTACAGTCAATAATAGATAAAGGGGGGCGTTTTTCAGAAATTACTATGGTTGAATACATAAAGGGGCACTTGAGATATTGGGGCAATCCAGAAATTTGGCTAGAAGAAGTATTGGTGGCTTATATAAATGAAAAACCACGACTCTCTCCACCTCAACTCTCCATAGGTTCATGGCTCTTAGGGTCTATGTGCACACATATTCTCTTTAACCTGGCCACTGGTTTAACAGTAAAGAAATTTCCTGATTTTTACTTTTCAAAGGTAATTGATGATGTCTAA